CCACCTGTTAATAATGTACAAGCCATATTTTATTTTATTTTAAAAGGGGGATGTTACTCCCCCTGAATTATTATGTATAGTAAACAATCTCAGCACCTACACCATGACCAGTTCCGAATTTGAAACCAGCAACGAAACGTACGTTCTTATCTCCTAGAGTTTCCCCTGTATCAATTAATTTGATAGTTTCGAAATCTTCGATAAGGTCAGTTGCAAACCAAAGGTTCTCCCATTGACAAGCTACAATATCGTTAGTTGGTAATCCGTTTACAACTTCCATTTGAACATTTAAGAACATCATTGGTACATTCTTCTGCATATAAGACTCAACAGAAGTAGATGCAACCTTAGTGCGATAGAAACGAGCAGCAGCAGGAGAAACTAAAATTCTAGTGCGCTCATCGTCTATGATAGTGCTAGGAATAGCATCATAAACCTTTTGTAATTCTGTGATAATGTTAGAAGCACTTAAAGTAGTTCCTACCACATCAATTACAGTAGCATCAGCTAAGAATCCTTTCAACCAACCATCGCATAAATCAACTGGTGAAGCTGCAGTATCCCATTGCCAGATACCCTCTTCGATTTCTAAATTCAAAAATTCTTTCATCTTGAATAAAACGTACTCTTGGAAACTAGCAGGAATCTTTTCTTTCATATCACCCGCTCCCATTTGCTCAGATAACCACATATTGTAGAAATCTTTTTTACAGATGGTTTTGTTTACCATTAAATCACAAGTCTCAATAGACTTCTCAGTAATAGTAACTGTTCCTTGTGAACTATAATCACACGCCCCTGCTTGTAGCAAGTTTGCCACAGACATTGAAGGAATGTTCATTTTAGATTTAACGTTTACAAGTTTTCTAGCTTTAGACTTAGAATTCCCCTGTAACAAAATTGCAGAGTAAAACTCTTGCGCTTGTATCCCATCCCAAGTGGATGTACTGTCAGTAATTGTAGGCATAATTTTTTAGTATTTGAATTAAATGTATTAAATTGCTTTTTCGTTTATTTTGCTCAATGCGATAACCTTTTGTAATAACTCATCACTAGTCAACTTTACCGGTGGATCAGTAGATAATCTTACTCTGTTACTTTCAGGCTTAGCTATTGAATTAGTAGGTAGGCTATCCTTCATTGCAGATAACTCTGTTCTTAAAGTTTCTTTTTCCTCTTTAAGTTCGTTAATCGCTTGTCCAGTTCCCGCTTCAATCTCATTAAATCTTTGCTCCAATGCAGATACTCTAGCGTTCATTTCGTCTATTACTGGTTGCAACATTGCTTTAATAGATTCTAGATCCATAGGAGTAACTTCTGCTTTCACAGGAGCATTTGGCTCTACTACCTTAGTAGATTCTACTTCTACTTCTACTTCAGGAGTTGGCTCAACTACCTTTGGCTCTTCTTTAACCGCTTCTGTGATTAAGCCATCTTTAACGGTAATTAATCCAAATCCAGTTAGCATATAATCGCCATCCTTAGCGGCGAATTGCTGACCGTTTTCATCCACAACAAATACAGGTGCGCCTATTTCAAAGTCAGATGCAGTTGTATAGATTACTGTGCCATCTTCGAGAGTGGCTTCTTTTTCAAGTTTAAATTTTCCGTACTCCATATTATTTCTCATTTTTAATTTTTTCATATCAAAGAAACCCTCAATAGAGAAGCCTCTTAACTTTTGTGTTTTTATTTCTGATTGCCAAAAATCCTCATCCTCTATCTTAACAACTCCAAACCAAGTACCCTCAGGCAAATCAAATCCAAAGTTTTTACTCTTATCATTTTCCGAAGCAGTTACCCAATTCTCAGAAACAAAGGCCACCGATAAAGTGCTACCGTCTTGATGCATTAGATTAATCGACCTACCTCTTTGCTCTGCATTAAACTTGTCCGCTATTTCCTGAATCGTTTCCTTTGAAAACTTAATGTAGTATTCTCCGTTTTCATCCTTTCGATAAATCTTTTGCTCAGGAATTAAGAACGCACCCGCTATTTTCTTTTGCTCAGTTATTTCGGCTAAACTAAAATGCTTGTTAAATGCAAACCAATTAACTTGAATTGCAGGTTCGTCAACTAAACTTATGAATTGAGTGCCATGTTCCGACTTATTCAAAATAAGCTCATAGGTTGGCAAAGTGTCCTTTTCCATACCTTTATATGTATTTTTAATTTAAATCGTTTATTTTGAAATCTAAACCGATTTAGCCAAAGGTTGCATTAGCCTCAGCAACCTGAACCCTATTGTTAACACTATTTATTTCGGTAACTGAAACAAAAGTCTGTTGATTAGCTTGTGGATTGTTACCACCCGCCGTTGGGAATTGAAAAGGAGTAGATGAAGTGTCCACAGTTGGTAATGATGGTCCACTTCCAAACCCACTATCTCCACCACCACCTCCCGAAGCAGAAGCACCGCCACCAAATTGAGTAGATGCAATTTTAGCCACGTTTGCAAAACCACCCGCAATAGCTAAACCAGCGGCAATAAAAGGTTGAGCAGGGAACAAAACAGATTTAGGATTAGCAGCAGCACTAGCAAAAATAGCATTTGCTCCTAGATACGTCTTAATAATTGCATCCGCTATACTTATAGCTTTATTAACCTGAAATGCCTTCTTAGCGTTAGCCTCATCCTTTTTGCCGAATAATTCTGTTAGTGATGATAGAGTGCCTAATGTGTCAGATAACATTTGAATCTTAGCATTATTAACATCTTTTTGATTAGCTAAATCTTTTGTAGCAGTTTCATTTCCTGTTCTAGCTATTTCACTATACATAGAAGCCCATACATTTTTAGTAGCATCGGCTATATTTTGTTGCCCTACTAAATAGTCATCTGACTTTTTACTTTCAATTACTTTTAATTCACTGTTAACTTGGTCTTCAAACGCTTTCCTTTTTTCAGCCTCTTCTTTTGCTTTAGCCGTTTTCTCCTCTTCTTGCTCTTTCCATTTATCGTAATTCTCTTTATCCCTTTTTAATTTATTTTCCTCTGTCTTAATTTCAAACTCTGTTAAGTCAGCCGAAAGTTTTTTTATCTCTTGAACTCTTTCATTGTTAGCTTTTATGTTAGCGTTTTTTGTTCTATTAGCTACTTCCTGAGCAAACACATCATCCTCACCCGCCATTTTTAAAAACAACTTTCTTTGCTCCTCCTGAAGTTGTTTGTCAATCTCATATTTTTTTATTTTTAACTCTATCTCTTTTTTAGTAAACTCGATTAAGTCTGCTAATTTTTGTTGCTCAATAGCGTACGTATCTTTACCAGCCGCCTGTGCTAATCTTATTTCTTTGTCATACCTATCTGTTACCGCTTGTTTTTGTTTCTCTATTATTTTTATTTCCTCAGCTAATGACTTACTTTTCTTTTGTAATTCAGCTATATTTTGACGTAATAATTCCTTTTCCTTTTCTAAGTTTTCTTGTCTTTTCCTTTCTGCTTCGTTTGCATCATTAACAGATTTTATATAACCTTTATACGCTCCATTAATATCAAATAAACCTAAAGTAATAACATCTAAAAATTGAGTATATAAATCAATAGCATACATAGCAGCTTCTACAATGAAATCGAAAGTAGCAGATACCGCATTTCCAAAAGCCTTAAACCCTTTTTTAATCCCATCTATTATCGAACCCATATCTAAGAACGATACAATGATACCGCCGATAATGGTAGCTAGTAATATTAAAGGATTAGTTTTTAAAATCGAACCTAATAACTTAAATCCTGAGCCTACACCTTCAATTACTGGTTTAATAGAAACTAATATACCAATAAAAGAACTAGCTTTAGCCTGTGCCTGTTCAATCTCTTCTGCGCTATATCCTAACTCAGAGCCAAACGAACCTACAACGCCTGTGGCTAACGCAAATCCTCCCGCTATACCTTGCCCTACCTTCTCAATCTGTTCGCCTTTCTTTTGTAAGTTCTCTAAACTTTTTTCAGTCTTTGCAGTATCAAACTTAGGCGAAATATTTTTTTGATTAACGCCATCTACGGCATTATCAATTTTATCAATATCCTGAAGTGCTTGGTCAACGCCTTTGACCTCTGTATCTATTACTATTGTCTTTGCCA